TGGTGCGGATGGCAGTCCATAGGACCCCTCCTTGGGATGTGGGCGCTGGTGCTTGGAGAAGCCTGGAATCTCGATACAGGCCACTCCGGCCGCCACGTAGCGGTGAATGAAGCCAGACCCGTCCAGGACGCCCAGGACCGTCTCGATGTCGATGTTTTCGTAGGGGAACAGCGCCGCCTTGATGCGCTTCGGCCGGTCCTCCAGGCGCCCGTCCTTGTCGGCGAGCGTCCACAGGCCGATGAAGGCCAGTCGATGCAGGTGCGGCAGGTCCGCCAGGCCTTCGTGGAGGAAAAACTCTGGCTTGATGTTGCGGATCCGAGCCATCGCACTCCCCTTTCCCAGCCCGAGCTGGGCACCGCGTAAAGACACCACTCCCGTCACGGTTGCCCCGCCAGGCGACCGGAGAGAGTGGCTTGCTACGGAAGGCGCAGCCGATGGCGGTCGGCACTCCCCAAGCCATACGCGCGTTGCGCGCGTTAAGTCCAATCCGAAGATGTCTGTTTTGCGTTACTTCGTATGTCTTTGCTTCTCTTCGTATCCAGTCACATGGAGCGGAGCGTCACTCCGACCACTTCAGGAGGCCGATGTAGTAGCTCTCCGTGTAGCCCTGCGCATCCAGCGTCACGCCTAGAATCTCGGGCGACGGACTGCATGACATGAGCACCGTGTCGTTGATCCGGGGCCAGGCCAGCGAGAGCCCGTCCGGGGTGCTCAGACACGGGGTCCCAAACCGTGCAATCAGCTCGTCTCGCGGGACGCCCAGTAGCGAGGCATCCACGCTGATCAAGTTCGGTGCCCGGGTGACCGGCTCGGGGGCGCAGGCGGTCAGGAGGAGGGCGAGGAATAGGCGGGTCACCATCGCACCGGCTCCTCAACGACCTCGGCCACGATGTCACCCGGGAATGCGGTACGTCGGCCCCACTCGTCAATGACAACTACGAACCCGTCCTCGTACCGCACGGTAACGGTGTACGAGCCCCCGGCGCGTCCTCGGTGCCGGAAGTCGCGCACCGTACCGTCTCTGAACTTCACCTTTACGCTTGCCATCACCCACCTCCCAGCAGGCGGTTGAGCGATTCGAGGGCGGCGCACTCTGAGTGCCGGCACGGCTTCTTGTCGTGGCACGGACCGCCGAAGCTCAGGTCCAGCGCCTCCCGCACCTGCTCCAACGTCTCGCGGGGAACGGGGATGGTGGCAGCAGGCAGCAGGCACAAGTCGCAGCGTTGCCCGTACCAGTCCAGCCCGTGCCTGCCGGCAGGGCATAGGCCAGTCCATTTGGGTTTGCTCATCGTCCGCCCTCCAGTAGCTTGGTGAGCGAGGCGAGGGCGGCGCGGACCTCGATGGGCATCGGCTCCCGGCTCCAGTCCCGCAGATGCAGAATCATCCTCACGAATTGCTCCAGCGTTTCGCGGGGGACGGGGATGGGCTCACGGTTGCAGCCAGGGTCGTGCTCCTCGATGTCACAGCCGCACTCGGCAAGGCGTGGGCGTTGTGAGGGCAGAGTCATGGCGTCCTCGTTCTCCATTCCGCATCGGCCCTGACGTGCGCGGCCTTGCACTTCGCCGACTCCAAACAATTCGGGCAGAAGTAGTCACCCCACGAGAACGACAGGCCGAAGGTGTCCCACCGACCGCACGCCTCGCACTTGTGTTCGACGAGTCCGCGTTTGTTCTTCCGGCTCGCGCTCATGCTCCCTCCGGCTTCTTGGCAAGGGCGCGCGTCTCTCGCACCGCATCCTTGAAGCAGGCGCTCACCGCGTCATGCACCAACCCATCCGCGTCGTACTCGCTGACGTTCGGCTTGGCCCACTTCGCCATCAGCTTCGCCAGCACCTTCGGGTCGAGCACCGCCAGTGCCAGGCCGCCCGCATCGAGAGGTAGGCCAGGAATCTCCTCGACGCCCCAGGTGCGCGCCTCTGCCGGGGTGAATTGGTACAGAGTGACGCCCGCCGCCGTGCCGCAGTCCTGGCACCCGGGGTAGACCTCCAGCACGTAGACATCCTTGCCAGGGCCGGGAATCCGCCAGTCACCAACGAAATCACCGCAGCCGCAGCTACCCATGGCCATCTCCCTCCGGCTTCTTGGCAAGGGCGCGGTCGCGGACGCCAAGGATTGCGGCGGCTGCCTCCGCCCGTCCGCGCGCATAGCCGTCCTTCCATCCGGTCAAACCCGCAGCGGCCTCACTGGTCACATTTCCACGCGCCGCCCGGTAGGCTTCTTCCAGCGCATCGGCTCGGGCCTGGGCGACGCGGCGCTCTACTTCGTCGGGAGGGAGGTAGCCGGAATGCGGGCAGCCGTGTGCCTCGTTCAGAACTTCCACGGCGCGGCTGAAGGAGATTTCCTCCTCGTGCAGTCGCCGGAGCACATCGCGCAACAGCGAGACGGTGACGGGCTTCTGGAGCGGCTCCAGATTCTCCGTCGTCTGGTCACAGCACGGCGGGCACGTCCGGGCCTCCTTGTAACTCCACGTCTCGTGGTGGAGCGGATGGTCCGCCGTGTACTTGTGCGGCTGGCCGGGGTTGAGCCGCCAGCGTCCGCCACAGACCTTGCAGCGATGCGTCGGCGGCTCGGCGCTCGGGGCGGGGTCGGGCTTCGTCTGGGGCAAGTGGTCCACGAACCCGGCACGGCATGTCGGGCAATGGATGAAGCCTTTCGCGTCCGGCAGGCAGTATGGGTCCGGAGCGGCCGGCGGCTCCGTTGGGGCGGGCGCGTCGTCGGTCAGGGCGGCCTCGAAACGCGCGAGCATCGCCTCGTACTCACAGGCACGGCAGTCCTCGTCGTGCTCGCCGCCTTCCTCGTCCCCTTCGTGCTCCCATTGGTAGCGGTGACTCGCGAGCAGGTTGGCGCCGAAGAGGAGCGCCTCTCTCGCCCGCGCCAGCTTGGCCTCGGCCTCGCTGCGGCGCCGGTTCACCTCATCGTGCATGTCTCGGAGGGCGTGGTGCTCGCGCTCCCGCTCCTTCCAGGCCCGAGCCACGTCCACCGCGCTGGCGTAAATGATGTGCCCCTGTCCTTCTGGGCGCTCGCCATACCCAATCTCCAGGGCGAATTCGGCCCACTCCTGCTCCAGTTCCCGGCACCGGGCCTCGGCGGCCTCGGCGCGCTGCAGGTCGTCGTCACGCTGGAGTTTGTGGCGAAGTATCTCCTTGGTCACCCGCTCCAAATCGGCGCGGAGGCGGTCCACCTCCCGGCTTCGCTCCACGTTGGCCGCGGCCTTGCCCCGGTGGTACTCGCACACCGACAGCGGCTCGCAGCGCTTGCAGTCCTCGCTCATGACTCACGCTCCCTCACTGCGCGTGCGATAACCGCCCACGGAATCCGAGCCCGGACGAGACGTGCAGACTGAGCTAGGGACTCGGCGGTGGCGGCGGCGTAGGCGGCGGCGTCGGCGGCGTAGGCGGCGGCGTCGGCGGCGTCGGCGGCGTAGGCGGCGGCGTAGATGGCGGCGTCGGCGGCGGCGTAGGCGGCGGCGTCGGCGGCGTAGGCGGCGGCCCGCACCTCCTCCAGGTCCGTCTCCCCGGCTGCCCACCTTCGTGTCGCATCAATCGCCCAGACCGCAGCCAGCACCTCGTCCTTGTCGCAGTGCCGCACCGCCGTTTCCGCGCAGTCGCAGGCAGCCAGGACGAGGGTGGGCCGGTCGATATCGAGCCGCCCAGCCAGCCAGAGCATCCAATCCCCGCGGCGACATTTGGCCCAAGCCGTCTTGAGGTCGGGCTGCGTCTCGGCCCACGCCACAGCATCAGAGCAGGCGTCGAGGGACCGAAGGAGCGCCAGGTGGAGCCTCATGACTCACGCTCCTGGTTGAGGGCGGCGACTGCGATGCGTTGCGACCACTGTGGGTCAAGCGCCAGTTCCACGGGGTCTTGCTGCTGAATCTCCTCCAGCGCCATCTTCAGTCGGTCCCGCTCGGCTCGGAGGGTGGCTACCTCGGCCCGGAGAGCGTCCCTTTCCTTGATGGCGGACGTGAACTGTCTCTCCACTCCCTCGATGAGCTCTCTGGCTCTCTCGCCCGTCATGCGTTCCTCCCGCCTGTGGTCGCTGCAAAGAGGCTGTCCGTCCGCCTCCAGGGGTCTGCCCTCTCCACCCGGAGCTGCTTCCGCTGCTCTGCGTAGTGGACCTCCAGGACGTCCCGCACGAAGAGGTCCACCGTGGTGCCCCGCTCCAGCGCCGACTCCTTCACCCTGGCCGCGAGGGTGGCGTGGAGCGTCACCCGCACCTTGGAGCCGGCGAGCTCCGCCCTGGCTGCGATGATGGCGGCGCGGGCCTCGCGCTTCTCCACGCTCGTCTGCTGTCGGGCCTGGCGCTCCGCGTTGTGGGCGGCGCAGAGGCCCCGGTAAGCCGATGGCTCAGCGCAGTGCCGGCAGGGCTTCCGGTGGGTGCCCCGGTACCACTTCGAGTAGTGGACGTAGCAGAGGCCCCTGGCGTGCGGCTCCCCGTCACAGTCGGCGTGGAGGCAGCCGGCGCCGGCCGCAGTGGTGGCGGGCGCGTTCATCGGCCACCTCCGAACTGCTTCCGGATGACGAAGGCCAACCGACTCCGAGCCCTGGCCGCCTCGCCCCAGTTGCCGAGGCGCTCGCAGTGGGAAATGAAGCGCTCCAGCCAGTAGGCGGCCGAGGGCGCGTTGTTCGTCTTGGCGCGGTGGCAGGAGAAGCAGAGCGCCCAGCAGGACTCGACCGACTCCGACCTGGCGCGGCCGGCGAAGTGATCCAACTCCAGGGCAGCGGAGGTCGCCGTGCAGAACTCGCACTGGCCTCTGGCGCGGTGCATCACTAGCTCGCGGACTGCCGCCGTGCGGTCCCGCTTGGCCTCCCGCTTCGACTCCCGGGCCTTCTTGGAGGGCGAGGGCGCCTTGCGCTCCACCGCGCGCTCCAGCTCCGCCTGCGCCCGGAGGAGGTTCGTCGCCACGTTGCCGGCGTAGCGGGTGACGCTTCGGACGTGGGCCAGCAAGTCACGGCAGGCCCGCTTGGAGATGGCCGGACTCATTGGCCACCTCGGCGGAGGGCGGACTCGACGGCTCGAGCCACGTCAGCCCCGCGGATGCGGCGCTGCTCCAGACCGTGCTCCACGCCAATCTCGTAGGCCGCTGCCCAGGCCTTGCGCGTGACGAGCCGCCAGTTCCGCGACGCCCAGAGGAAGCCCACGGCCCCGCACATGCAGAAGCCCAGGGCGCCCCACGACACGAAGTCCACGAAGGCGATGAACGTGGGGCTACCCATGGCGCACCTCCCCCGCGGCCTTCAGCCTGGGCAGCGGGCGGGGCACCAGCACCTCCCCGAACCCTCGGCACTCGGTGCAGTGCCGGTTGTACGCACCCACCGCCGCGCACTCCGGGCACGGCAGGTACACCCCAGGGGACGTGGGGGTGGAGTCCGGATCCGCCCAGGCGTCGTGGAGCCGCTCGGACTCCACCGCCCGGAGCTTCTGCCGGCGCTGCCAGCGCACGTCGGCCAGGACCAGGCCCACGACGACGGCCGCGAAGAGGAGCAGGGTGGCGGCGGTCATCGGCCACCCCCGCCGAGCAACTCTGAGGGGATGGGGACCAGCAGCGCGCCAGCACGGAGCAGCTCGGAAAGCGCTGGCATCCTGCTGTCAGACGCCGACTCACACGCGAAAGCGGGGTCGGTGAACGTCTGGGATACTGAGTAACTCTCGCCGCTTACGACAGCACGCCCGGCGGGACTCGAACCCACGACCCTCGGCTTAGAAGGCCGATTCTCCACTTCGGACGTATTCGCCTCTCGTCGCATCTACTCGTCCCCTTTCACCTTTCGGTGTGCAGCACTTCGCCTTGAATCGTCTCTGTTCGTCCCTCTTCGCCTTCCCCCGCTGGCAGGGCGCTGCCAGGAAGGAAGTGAACCCGGTCCGCCATCTCGAGCATCCGGGCCTGGTTGGCGAACGCCGCGTAGCGCCGCTCCGTGAGCCGCGGATCCGCGTGGCCCAGCACCCGCTGCACGTAGCGGATGTCCCCCGTGGCCTCGTAGGCGTGCGTGCCGTGGGTGCTGCGCAAGTCCTTGAAGCTGAGCGGGATGGGGACGGGGTAGGCGCGCATGTTGGCGCCGCACTTCGGACACCGGGCCTTCACCCCGTCGGCCCGGCGCTCGCGGTACCCGCACCCCCGCGCCTCCATCACCGCCCCCTCCCCGTCCAACCGAGCGGCGCCGGCCTTGCGCCCCACCATCACCTTCCGCGGCTGGCAGTAGTGGTCCCAGCCCTGGACCAGGCCAGCCCGCTTCAGCGCGGCCCGCACCACGTCGGTGAGCTTCGTGTCCGGGGTGAGCTGCGCCCCGCTCTCCCTTGGGAAGAGCCAGACGGAGCGAGTCTGGCTGAGCTCCGCCGCCAGGTACCCCATCAGCTCCTGGGGAATGGGCACCGCGCGCACCTTGGAGGACTTGGTGGTGCTGTCGTGGCTCCTGGAGATGATGATCAGCCGCCGCACCGGGTCCACGTCGCCCACCTGGAGCCCGAAGAGCTCGCCCTTCCGGAGGCCCGTGTAGATGGAGGTGGCGAACAGCCCGCGCCACCGCGTGGGCACAGCGGCCAGAAAGCGAGGGATGACGCTGGCGGCCAGGAAGCGAGGCGCCTGCTCCGGGATGTCTACCCGGGAGGCCAGCCGGCCCGGGTTGATGCCCTGGTGAGTCCTCAACTTCTCGATGGCGTAGGTGAAGGCCGCGGAGATGTGGTTCCGAAGGTGCTGGCGCGTCTGCGGCGAGAGCGTCTCGGCCAGCGAGGCCGTGAGGGTGTCCACGTCGGAAGGGCGAACCTGGTGGAGCAGCTTGCCGCCGATGGCAGGGAGGATGTGGCGCCGGAAGCGCCCCTCCATTGACTGGTAGGTGTGCAGACCGGCCTTGGTGCCAGCTCGCCGGGCCTTCGCCACCTTGAGGAACTGCGCGGCCAGCTCGGCGAACGTCATCCGCCCCGGGGCGACATCGAGCCCCAGCCGGACGCGCTGGGCCTTCGCCTCGAGCTCGTCCGCCAGTCTCTGGGCCTCCGTCTTGGTCCGGGCCTTCAGCGCCCGCTGAACTCGCCTGCCCGTCTCATCGGTCCACCCGCCATACCAGCGGTCGCCGCGCCTCCGGACGAACGCCATGGCTACGCCTCGCCACCGGACCGGTGATCAGCAATCCATGCCCGAAGCGACTCGGCCTCGAAGCGGGTGAGGCGGCCGACCTTCACGCACGGGAGACTCCCGGCGGCGACCCACTTGTAGATGGTGTGCCGGGACACTCCCAGGAACTCGGCCGCGCCCCGCACATCCAGCAGCTCACTCTTGGTTGTCGCCATCACTCGGTTGTCCCCTTCGGTCGTATACTGAACGCCCGAACAGCCTTTCTAGCGAATTGATCCGACAAAGCGCTAAGTCCGGCAATTCGGGGCAACTGCGTACCGAGAGATACTAGACGATTTCGGACGTATTTCAAGCAGCACACAGGCGCACACGGGAGGACGTCCGTTCGTGCGGTTGGTGCTCTCTATCTCGCCTGGTTGCCTGGCTACTTCTTAGAGGAGCGGTCCAGCTCGTCCTTCGCGCGCTTGGCCTCTACGGCCGAGCAGCCCCAGCGAAGGATGAAGAGGATCACGTCACTCCGGCTGTGCTTGGTGTCCTTCGCGATCCGGTCGATGCGCTCGAGCAGGTACTCCGGGACGCGCAGGGACGTCGGGACGAGCTTCCCCTCGTACGGCGGGATGATCGTGGCGTCGTCATCGTAGGGATCAGCCAAGCGAGCCCCCAGCGAGGCCAGCGATGCGCCCCGCGAATCCTTGTCCTTAAGCCCTCTTGGCATGCGCAGCAACCTTTCCAATCCCCCGACGCACCGTGCCACAAACACCGACGGCTTGCCAGCGTATTTCAATCGTGTTACCTTTGAAAACATCGAGCGGCGGTCAGGGCGGGTTGGTTGGCGGCGGCGAGGCGGGCCCCCAGAGGGCACCAGGTGCTGACGCTCGAAGGCCCGGGAGGGGCTGAAGGAGGACACGGTGCTGACGAGCGGAGATGTGGAGCAGGCGGTGTTTTTGTCGAGCGGGTACGACTGGGCGGATGCGCTCGTCTGGGTGCCCTCCCCGCGGCTGAGCGAGGTTGCTGCCTTCTATAAGCAGAAGGCCAAGGACCTCGGCCAGGTGGACCGTGGCGCGTCGCGGGCCATGTGCTCCGTCCTGGAGTCGCTGGCTCACCTCATCGAGGACGAGATTCAGCGGCGCCTGGATGAGGAGCGGCGGCCTCGGTTCATCGAGACGGCGGATCCGTTCGGGGCACGCCATGGGTGAGCCGATCTCCCCGACTGAGGTGCGGCGGCTTGCCCGACAGGCGTGCGACGGCCGGACGCGGCTGGAGCGGCAGTTGGCCACGTCCCTGCTGGTGCTGGCGATGGAGCAGCTCCGGGTGCGCCTCGAGCGAATGGAGCGGACCCATGTCCCCTGACACCTTCGATGCCCACCAGAGGCTCCAGGTGCTCCGAGCGCTGATCACCGCCTCGGTGCGGCGCCTGCGAGAGAGCCCCCAGGACCCCGAGCGGTGGGCGGAGCTCGAGGAGTTGATGGCGGCGGAGGCGCGGGTGAACGCCGAATTCAAGACCCTGGCGACAGCGGAAATCAGAGGTGCAGTGTGAGACACAGGCGCATCGGCGGCAGTGAGGCTGCGAAGGTGATGGGGCTCTCCAAGTACGGGGGCCCAATCGACGTCTACCGGCGACTCGTGGAGGGCCAGGTGGACGAGTTCGATCCGTTCCTGTCGAAGCGGGGCCACCTCCTCGAGCCCGTCATCCGGGAGCTCTCCAGGGACAAGTTCCAGTGGAGCCTCGCGCCCAACCCCGGGGTGGTGCTCGACAAGCAGAGGGAGTGGTGCGCGGCCTCCCCGGATGACCTCCTGGCCGACCAGGACGCTGGCGTGGACTACAAGTCCGTGGATCCGCGCGGCGGCTCGGACTGGGGCGAAGAGGGCACGGACCAGGTGCCCATCGACTACCTCTTCCAGGCCGTCCAATACATGGCCGTCTTCGGGAAGAGCCAGTGGCACTTCGCGGCGTACTTCGGGGGGAATGACCTCCGCTGCTACACGGTGCAGCGGAACCTGGACCTGGAGAGCGCCTGGGACGAGGGCTGCTCGAAGTTCTGGGTGGACCATGTGATGGCGAAGGCCCCGCCGGCCCCAGATGCCACCGAGCAGTACGGGAGCTGGCTGATCAAGCGGTACCGCTCCAACGGCACCACGGCGGCCGCAAGCCCCGAGGCGGAGCGCTGGGCGTCCGAGCTGCGCCAGGCGCGGCTCCTCCAGGAGCAGGCGGAGACGCGGGTCCGGGAGGCGCGGAACCACCTGATGGCGCTGATGGGCGAGGCAGAGCGGCTGAAGGGCGACGGCTGGAGCTTCCGGTACCAGTCGCGCACCACCACCAGCTGGAAGCAGCTGGCCGAAAGCCTCGGCGTCGCCTCGGACGTCATCGCCAAGCACACGAAGACTTCCACGTTCGCAACCTTCAGAGAGGACAAGAAGAAATGAGCACCGAACTGACCATCATCACCCCCAAGTCCCTGGCCGAGGCGAAAGAGCTGGCGCAGACGCTGGCCTCCGCTCGGACCATCCCCGACGTCCTCCAGAAGTCGCCGGCGGACCTCCTCGCCATCATCATGACGGGCGCCGAGCTCGGCCTGGCTCCGATGCAGGCGGTCCGGGGCATCCAGATCATCAAGGGGAAGCCCACCCTCTCCGCGGACGCCATGGGCGCCCTGGTGAAGTCCCGCCGGGACATCTGCCAGTACCTGATGCTCAAGGAGAGCACGGCCACCAAGGCCACCTACGAGACGCAGCGCATGGGTGATCCTCAGCCGACCACCCTGTCCTTCACCATCGAGGACGCCCAGCGGGCCGGCCTGGCATCGAACGACAACTACCGGAAGTTCCCGGCGGCCATGCTCCGGGCGCGGTGTCTCTCGGCTCTCTGCCGGGCGGTCTACTCGGACCTCATCCTGGGCGTGTACGACCCAGACGAGTTGGCCAGCGAGTCCTCCGGCACTCCCCCGCCTTCCGGTGGCGGCCAGCCCCCCGAGCGGGACGTGACGCCACCACCCGCCCCAGCGGCGCAGCCCAGCGCCACGGTGCCCAGCCGCACGGAGCAGGTGCTCGGGAAGCTGAAGGAGCGTCGCGTTGCCATCGTGGACGTGACGGAGGCGGAGGTGGTTGAGCAGCCGAAGGAGGCCAAGCCCACTGAGGCCGTAAAGCCCGCGGAGGCCCCCAAGGCCGAGGAGGCCCCCAAGGCCGAGGAGAAGCCGGGCCAGCAGTTCAAGAGCCCTGACGAGCGCTGGCAGTACCTCTGCCTCCTCGGGAAGAGCCACGACAGGAACCATCGGGCCATGGGCGCCCTCTGCAAGGAACTCCTGGGCAAGAGCGGCCACAAGGAGCTGACGGACGAGGACGTGGGGCGCATCGAGCAGTACCTCATCTACTCAGGCGGCAAGACGAAGCAGGTGGAGAAGGCCATGGGCGGCGCCGTCACGCCCGAGCCGACTCCGCGCGAGCCCGGCTCCGATGATGCGGAGCCCGTAGCTGAGCAGTTCTGAGGGGGAGGCGGGGACGTCCGCCACGGGGGCGGACTTGCCGGCCGGGCCATGGAACCTCCCATGCTCGTCCAACGTGGCCCAGCCGGCTCTTTTCGCAGTCGTAGCAAAGGGGCGCACATGCAGCAGGCACAGCAGACAGAGAGGCTGAGGCGGTACCGGGTGGAGCTTCGCCGGACCTTCGAGGATGGGCTCCGCTTTCGGGAGGTGTCCGTCCTGTCCCGGGTGGTGCTGGCGGAGGACCCGGAGACGGCTCGTCTCACAGTGGAGCAGCTCTCGGGGCTGAGGCACCTGGGGGACCGGTTCTACTGGGCGATGCTGCTGGAGGAGGCATGAGTCACCACGTGGCCGAGGTGAACGGGTGCTGGTTCTGCGGGCGCATCCTGGGGCACACCGCCAACTGTCCGAGCCACTTCGGGGCCTCGCCGCCGGCGCTGTCTCCGGAGCCCGTCACCGCCCCAGTCCGCTGCACCCGGTGCGGGGTGGAGCTGTGCAGCCACCTGGACGCCTACTACGGCTTCGATCCGCTCGAGGCCTCCCGCTGCTGCAAGTGCCGCCGAGGTGTCTCGTGAAAGAGCGCCCCATCCTGTTCTCGGCGCCGATGGTGCGCGCCATCCTCGAGGGGAGGAAGACGCAGACGCGGCGGACGGTGAAGCCACAGCCGGCATTCGACCCCCACCGGGAACAGTGGAGCTGGGAGAACAAGGCCGGGCACATCGCATGGTCGGGCACCCGGCCGCAGGCGGCGGCGCTCCTTGGCGCTCGGGAAATCTGCCCCTACGGCCAGCCCGGGGACCGGCTCTGGGTGCGCGAGACATGGGGACTGGCGCGACCGCTCCGCGACTCCGAAGGCGTCGTTGATGACGAACTGGAGTGGAGCGGTTCGATTCCGAAGGCCGACCCCCGCGGCAAGCGCCTTATGGACGATTGGTGCGTGGGCTACGCGGCCGACGGGTGCGAGGGTCGAATGCGCCCCTCCATCCACATGCCCCGATGGGCCTCACGTCTGACGCTGGAGGTAACGGGCGTCCGGGTGGAGCGGCTGCAGGACATCTCCGAAGAGGACGCGCTGGCAGAGGGCGTCGGAGCCCTCAGCTACGGCGGCGCCGAGGACATATGGCTGGGCGACGGCGAAGACACGCGCGACCCACGAGTCGCCTTCCGCTGGCTCTGGGACTCCATCAACGGCGGCAGGCCGTGGCGGTGCTGGGACGACAACCCATGGGTGTGGGTGGTCGAGTTCCGCCGGGTGGAGCAGGACGACAAGCGAGGTGCCGCATGAAACTGAGCGTGAAGAAACTCCACCCCCTGGCCGTCGTCCCCGTCCGCGGGACGCCCTACTCCGCTGGACTGGATCTCCACGTCCTGGAGGACGTGACCATCCTCCCGGGGGAGACGAAGAAACTGGCCACGGGCCTGGCGATGGCCATCCCGCGCAGCTACTGCGGCATCATCCGCCCAAGGTCCAGCGCCTTCAGCCGGGGCCTGGTGGTGCAGGGGCTGATCGACGCGGACTACCGTGGCGAGGTGTTCGTGGTGGCGACCAACTGCGGGCCCGGGCCGAGGAACATCGCGGCGGGCGCCAGCATCGCGCAGATGGTGCTCTTCCACTTCGGGCTGGCCGAGGTGGTGGAGACGACCGAGCTGGACGCGACGGAGCGCGGCACCAAGGGCTTCGGCTCCACCGGCCGCACTGGGGGCTCCCATGGCTAGAGAGCGCTCCGTTGGCCGGCCCTGCCGTCGCTGCTCCCAGGTGGCCTACTGCAAGTCGGACCACTGCAAGGCCTGCCTGGAGCTGATCGACGCCATCATCCTCCGGGCCATCGAGGGCGGGGACGCGGAGCTCTGGGAGGTGGCCCAGGAGCTGGGGCTCACCTACGCCTGCGTGGAGCAGCGGTACTACCGCGCCATGCGGAAGCAGCGGGCGCAGGCCGGCCCCGAGGAGACGGAGCGGCAGGCAGGGTGAAAGGCGGCGGGTTCCAGTCGTCTGCCTCCAGACGCACCCGCCGCTGGCGTCTGGCTGTGGGGAGTCACTTGAGGAGCCTCTCTGCGCACACGTAGCAGAGGCACACGGCCCAGGAGGTCCCGTTGCTCCGGGTGCGCTCCAGCCGGAAGCCGGTCCTGGCCGTGCAGGAGTAGCAGGGCCCGGAGGCGCTCGCGTTCAACACCCGCCGGGACTCCCCGGTCACCTTCTCCGGCCTCGCCGGAGTGATGACTGGCGGGGCCGGAGGAGCCGTCTCGGACTCGTAGGGGAGAGCGCCTGGAAGCGAGTAGCCGAACACGCGCTCTACAACCTACTTGGCAATCCTGACACCACCCCCGACCCGCGTCTCGCGGCTGGTGGCCTCTCCGAAGCCGTAGACGGCGAGCCAGGGCGTCACCTTCGCCCCGGCCTCCAGGCGGGCCATGGGGCCGCCCAGGCTGCTCCAGGAGCCCAGGAGGTCCACGTACACGTCCCGACGCGGAATCAGGGCGCTGAGGCCGGCGGAGACATCGCGGAGGGCCGCTCGGGGGGCGTCGGCAGGGAGTCCCCCGGGGGCGGGCGCTTCAGCTCCTCCCGGACCAGGCTGGCCACCTCCTTGACGAAAGGGACGCTCACGCGGAGTACCTCGCTCGCCTGCGGCTGGAGGGCGGCCACCTTCACCATGGTGCGGGAGCGGGTGTAGCCCAGGGCTCCGAAGAGCTTGGTGAGCATGCCGACCACCAGCATGGCCCCGGGGAGCCAGCCCCAGTGGGCCCCGGAGTCCTGCAGGGCGGCCAAGGCGATTGCCGCCACGTCCACCACCACCCCGGCCACCAGCACCATCTTGGCGAGGGTGAACTCGCTCGTCTCACTTCCCGGCTTCGGCTCCATGTGCGTCCTCCTGCAGCGGCAACCTGCGAAAGCCCCTGAAGTCGGGGCGGTAGTTGTGCTTGGTCTTGAACTTCACCCGGGCACCCTGGCGGCGGGCGATCTCCAGGGAGGTGGTGCCGCTCCCGCCGCCGGCGGCACCCATCACCCGGCCGTCCCCCACCACCACCATGACGTGGGTGATCCGGTGCGGCGGCCCGTAGAAGGCCAAGTCCCCTGGCGCCGGCTTCTCGGTCACCTCGAGCTCGTCAAAGAGGCGGGCGCTTGAGTGCGTCTGCCGCCAGTCCGGTCCGCCCAGGGCGTGCAGTCCGGCCGTCACCAGCCCGGAGCAGTCCAGGCCCCGGGCCGGGTCCTTCCCTCCCCAGAGGTAGGGCACGGCCGCGGCCTCCTGACGGAGGCACCACTCCAGGAATGCGAGGCGGTCCACGTTCATCCGGCACCCCGGAGGTCAGGGATGGTGGAGCCGGCCGGCGGGGTGCCGTCTCGGGTCACCACGAGGAACATCCGGTTGAGTTCCCGCATCTCGTGGCGGAGGAGCCGGAGGTCGTCATGGAGGTGACGGAACTCCCGGACGACGGCGGTCTGGCTCTCCGTCAGGCGCTGGTGGAGCCGGCGGCGATCCACCAGGAGGAGCACCACCACGAAGGCCATCAGGGCCGAGAGGAGGACCAGGGCGAGCGCGAGGTAGATCATCCCTCCCTCCCAGTCCGGCGGCGGAAGCCCTCGCCCTGCAGGAAGCCGGCGATGTCGTCGTACTTCTGCTCCAGGCGGCCCAGCCCCTCCTCCTGCTGGGCCACCCGGACCCGGAGCTCCACGATGGCCGACTCCTGGGACCGGTCGGTGACGGCCAGCCCCTCCAGCTTGGCGTCCAACCTCCCGATCGCCGTCAGCGTCGCCTTCTGCTGCTCATCCAGAGAGGCGAAGAAGCGCTTGGTGAGCGCGTGGACGATTGGAATCACTCCCGCTGTCATCAGCAGGGAGAGGAGGGCCACGCCGACGGTCATGCCGAGCTTGGCCAAGGGCGAAAAGCCGGCTGCTATCTCATCCACAGGCACCTCCACGGGTGTTCAGTTTCGGGAGGGGTGGGGAAGGTGGAAGCCTTGCGCGGATGATCGCTATGGCCCTCGCGCTTCAGGTGCTGGTCACGGCCGCAGACGCCCCGTTGGCCCAGCGCGTCCCGCAGGTGTCGCTGTTGGAGAGAGAGCAGGCCCTCAGGATGGAACTCTTCGAGCGCCAGCTGGACGCCCAGAACGTCTCTGTCTTCCTGCCGGTCATGGGGATGCTCGCGGGCGGCTTTTTCGTTGCCGTTTCCTACCCGCTGAGGAGCGTGGAGTTCTGGGCTCTCGGCATTGCGACTGGCGGCCTGTCGCTGACGTGGCTCATCTTCCAGATCGTCCGAAAGGTCAGGCTCGGGCGAGAGGTGGACCGCATCCATACCGAGCTGCTTGCCGTGCAGTACGCTCGGGCCGCGCGCTGACATCACTTCTCGCCCTTCGTCGCCCATCGAATCAGCAGCTCGCGGTCCTCGGGGGAGAGGTCCGACAGCGGCCCATTTGCCTTGGGCTTCTCGGGCTCGTCCTGCTTCGCCAGCCACTGCCGGAGGAGCGCCCCCTCCGCGGCGGTGATAGCCGGGTTCTTCTGGGCCTCGGCAATCCGGCGCGGCAGGTTGGCCTTAGCCAGGGCGTTCGCGCCGCTCGCCATCGCTGAGGCCCCGCGGCCCCGGACCAGCTTGTGGACGAGAGCCAGAGCCGCCGCCTGGGGCAGGGCTGCGAGGCCACCACTGGAGCCGGCCAGTGAAGCCATCCCCGCCCCGTAGTCGCTGGGCGAAACGAAGCGGTTCCCGAGCTCGCGCTCCGTCCCGCGCTTGCCCCACTCGGCCGCGTTGGACATCGCGCCGTAGAGCTTCTTGGCGTTGACGAACTCCTCGCCCACCTGGGGGCCGAGGGCCTTCTCGAGCTGCGAGTCCACCTCGTCCTTCAGGACGTTCTGGATCTGCCGCGCCACCTTCCCCGTGGTGTTCGGCTCATTCCTCCAGTTGATGCCGTTCTGGATGCTCGTCTTGAGGTCATTCGCCGCGGAGTAGCCGCCCCCGCTGACAGCGGCCTCCTCGATGTCGTCCAGGTACCGGAGGGCGTTCGCGGCGGCTCGCCTGTCCACGGGGTTGAGGTCGGTGGACATCTGGGTCAGCCGCTTGCGTACCGGCTCCCAGTCGAAGCCCGGGGTGCGACCGAGCCGGGTCACGCCGGGGCCGACCGCCACCGGGGCCGCCGATGCGTCCGCGCGCCTGAGCGTCTCGCCCACGGCGGGCCCGAGACGCTCAAGCGCCTCGTCTGCCGCTGCCTTCACGCCGGCGGGAGAGCGGAAGGGCTTCACCACGCCCTGGTCCAGCAGGATGCGCCCCGTCTCGAGGAGCTTCTCCTCTGGAATGCCCCTGATGTTGCTCTGGATGGCGCCCGAGGCCTTCACCGCGCGCCGCGCCGCGAAGTTCTGCAGCCCCCGCTTCACCGGCTGGGAGACGGTGTTTAGCACCTTGGGCACGACGTACTTCCCCAGGCCGTAGCCGACGCCACCCGCTCCGGCGCCGATGGCAGCGCCCCCCACCTTCCCGCCCGGGGTGTTCTCGTCCGCGTAGCCGGCCCCGGACACCGCCCCGAGCGTCATCTGGCCCGGGAGGGAGGCCACCGGCACCCCTGCCCTGGACAGCAGGTAGTCGCTGGCCGCGTCCCCCACCATGTTGGAGGCGAAGGACAGCTTGGGGTGAGCCGCGCGCATCTGGTCGCCCTCGCGACGGATGACGTCCCGGTTCACCTCGTACACGCTGGGCTTCGGGCCCTGGTGGTTGACGGAGTAGACAATCTCCGGCTGGGTGAATTTGGCGACGGCCCCGCCGAGCTCGTCCAGGAAGCCCTTCGTGGCCCCCTCTGCCACCTTCACCGCCGCGGTCCGGAGCATCCCGGGCGGCTCCTGCTTCAGCCCGAGCTGGCGCACCTCATCCGGCGAGAGCTCGCGCTCCCGTGGGGCCTCCACCGGCAACCCGAGGGCCTGCGCCTCTTCGTCGGAGAGCTCTCTCTCGGCCATGGGCTACTCCTGCGCGAACCACTTGCCGTTGCGGCGGACGTACTTCTTGCCCCGGACCTCCATCGTCTGGGGCTCCTCTTCCAGGTTGATGTCCCCGGCCGGGGCTTGCGGCGCCTGCTCTCGAGTGGCGGCCACGTCCTCCGGGGAGAGGCCTCGGCGCTGGGCGATGCCCTGGTAGCGCTTGGCCTCCTCCTCGTACTGCTTGACGTGCGCCCCGTAGGCGTTCCGTGCCTGCCGCAGGAAGTCCGAGCGCTGATCAGTCGTCAGCCGCTCGCCGCTGCGCACTCGGTTGTACTGGCTGAGGATGCGATCATCGACTCCCCCGGCGTTCTGGGCGTTGGCGAACTCGCCTTCTCGGACGGTGGAGCCCGGGTCCAGCATCTTCATGAAGGCGAAGATGAGGGAGAGGTCCCCGGCGGCGCTGGTGTTCTTCGCGGCGCTCTGGATTTTGTCGAAGGCGGCCGTGACGTCGTGGAACGCCTTCACTTGGGGCAAGGAGTTGAACTCCTTGCGCATCGCGTCGGTCATCTTGAAGTCTTCCGCCACCTTCTTGGTGCCGGCCTTCTCCTCGGCCTTGGACTTCGCGGCCCCGGCCGCCGCTGCCTTCTCTCTCAGCCTGGCCTTCTGGGCCTCCGAGAGGTTCAGCTGCTTCATCAGGGCCTCGATGCCCTTTCGGGACATCTTCGAGAGGTCATGCCCCGGGAAGAGGCGGCCAAGGGCGGCCCGATCCGCCTCCAGTTCCACATCGTCCTGCTCCCCCTGCTCCGCCTTGGCCTGGGCGGTGGCCTTCTCCCGCTCCGTCAGCGCCCGGAGGCGCTCGGCCAGCGCCCGCTTGTGGTCGTCGTCCCCCGTTGCCTGGGGCTTGGCCAGCAACGTCGCCTCCGCCCGGGCGAGCCCAGACAGTCCGGCGAGGTTCTGCCGCTTCTGGCCCTCCTCCTGGGCGTAGGCCTGGCGGCGCTGGAGCAGCTCGGGCGCCTCGGCGTCGCCACGGTCCAGAAATCGGGTCGGCTGTCGCGTCCCGGCCGCGTAGAGAGCGTCCGAGGTCCGGTCCAGGGCGGAGCGCTTGCGGTCCGAGGCCTGAGCCTTGGCGAGCGCCCCATCATCCAGGCCCGAAGGAGGGGCGGACGTCTTCCGGTACTCCTCCTGGAGCTCTCGCAGGGTGCGCAGGGCTTCGGCGCGACCCGGATCCGCCTGGGCAGGAGGCTCGGGGGCCTCCTCCACCTCGTCCTCGCCCCCGAGACGGGCGAGACTCTCCACCTCGTCCTCCAGCTCCGGCCGCTTCAGGTAGTAGGGCGTCGCCATGACTCGGTTACCTCCGGTACCCGTAGGGGTTGGCCCACTCGTCTGGTTCCGAGTCGTACGGGTCGTTGTTGGCGTCCCGCTTCTGGCCGCCTCCGGTGTTCCGCCAGCTGTCGAAGGTGCGGCCGCCCTCGTACAGGGCCCGCCCGTAGCCGGCGCCGGCCGACCGGGCGTCCTGAGCGCCCTGGCCGTGGAAGTTGGCCAGGTTGTTGGTGGCGCCCTGACTGCCGGACAACCGCGCGAGCCGGTTGTTGAACTGCTGCTGGCCCAGTCCGGAGTTGTAGTACTTCGCCTTCTCCCGGCTGGCCGCGTTGTACCTGGCGATGGCGTCCCGCGCCTCGGCTGCCCGGGCCTTCTCCCCGTAGTCCTGGCCCCGCACCTCCCCGGCGATGCGCCCCCGCTGGAGGATGGCGTCCATCGAGCGCTTCTGGGCCATGGCGGCCCGCTCCAGCGCCTCGTCCCGGCCCCGCTGGGCCGTGGCCTGCTGTCCCTGCAGGGCCATGGCGAGCTGCGCGCCGCTCCCCAGCTGTCCCCGGGCGGCGAAGTCCTCGGAGAGCCGCGCCCGCTGGCGCCCCTCCTGCCGGGACGACTGCCCCAGCACCTTCGACAAGGCCGCCTCGTCCCCAAGGGACAGGCCGCCGGACCGGTAGACGTCCTGGAGCTCTCCCAGGGCCGCCAGCTGGGCATCCCGGAGCGCCGGATCTCCCCCGACGCCCTCCAGGGCCGATGGGCCGAGCTCCTCCCCCGTCAACCGCTCCAGCTCGGGGAGGGGTACGTTCCGGTATTCCTCCATCAGCTCGCGCAGGAGCTTCAGTTGCTCGGCGCGTGACATGCCCGCGGAGGACTCCCCCGCCAGCTGCATCAGGGCCTGCAGGCCCATCCCCGCCATCGCTCCGTAGCCCACGTCTCACCTCACATGTCGGACAGACTGGGCGGGTACTTCGCCGCCATCCGACGCTTGAACTCCGTCAACGCCTTGCTGTCCCCGCCCTGCTCCACGGCCAGGGCGAGCCGCTGCAGCTCAGCGCGCTCCTCCGGGCTCATGGCCTTGTAGGTGCGGTCCCCGACGTACTCCGCGGGGTGGTGCTTGGTGCCCGTGGTTTCGGACACGGCGTCCTGCGGGGGGACGATGCCGCTGTAGAGGCCGTTGGCCTCGGCCTTCTCGGCGGCCAGGCGCTCCGCCTCGGCCCGCTCGTAGTCGGAGACGAGGCCCCCGTAGCCCTTCGCCGCCTGCTCCGTGAAGGCCCGGGCGGTGTCGGCCATCCCCTTGGAGGAGGCCGTGGCGGCGGAGAGCCCCTTCTCGAGGTCCCCGTAGCGGCCCCGGGTGGCCTCGAAGTCCTTGCCGCCTGCCGCGCCCACCAGGCCGGCATCGAAGCGGCTCTGGCCGCGGGTGTACCCGCCCGGCTGGGCCTGCCTGCGGAGCAGCGCCTCGCGCCCCTCCTGGGTGCCGGTGGCCCGGAGCTGCCTCTGGGCCTCCCGGGTGTCGGCGGCCACCTGGCCGTACTGCTGGAGGGCCTCCAGGGAGCCCGGGCCGGTGTACTTCGCCTGGGAGTTGCGCTTCCACTCGTCCAGGGAGCTGCCCGGCTGCCCGTGGTACGTGCCGGCGGTCGGCGCCGGCGTGGACATGGCCATCAACCCCCCGGCGGAGGCCTGCTGGCGCTGCTGGGGCGTCGGCTGGCTCTGGAGGCTCCCGGTGTTGACGCCCGCGTTGAAGCTGCTCTGGAGGCCAGCCAGGCCCGCCTGGGCCTTCTCCGCGCTGCCCTCCACGCCCCGGCGTACCTTCCCGGCCGAGGCCTCGGCTGCGTCCTTGTTGGCCGCGAAAATCCGGTCGAAGTTGGTGTAGGAGCCGCTCGGAGAGGGCCCGGAGACTGACTCGGCCACCGGTGCGGCCATGGTAGCGGTCGCCTGGCCGGCTCCAGCCCCGGCCCCGCCGCCCCCGTACTTCTGGAGGGCCTCCAGTTCCTCGTCCTGTCCTGGGAATCGCGCGTAGGCCATGGGCTACTCGTAGAGGAGGGAGAACCTGTACTCCGTGGACACCGACAACCCCTGGAAGCTGAGCTGGATGAGGCCGTTGGCGCCCATCTTCCAGGTGTAGCTCCAGGCGTCGGTGATGGCGGCCCCGTCCACGCGCTCCAGGCGGGAGCAGATGACGTGCGTCGGCTGGAAGGGCAGGAGGTTCTTCACCTCCACCGGCCAGGTGTCGGCCAGCGTGGCCTTGGTGCGGAACGTCCCGCCAGACTTGGAGCCGGAGAGGAAGTTCTCCGAGCGCGTGAGGCGACCGGTGAGCGCCGAGGCGATGCTCCCCAGCGTCTCATTGAGGGCGAGGAGCAGCTGCTGCGCCCACTCGGGCACATCGCCCTTCAAGTCCTCCGGGCGGATGGCTCGGAACCGCGGCGGCTGGGCCATCACGCACCCGTCCTTTCCGTCGTGGCCTCGAAGTTGAGCGTGTACCCGTTGGAGCTCCAGAGGGCCCACGCCTCCCGGACGGTGAAGCCCACCCGGAGCTGCGCCGCAGTGACGTAGGCCGGCGGGACGTCCGCCCGCTTGTTCTTCGCGCCCACCTCCAGGCCGAAGAGGCCAGCGCCGAAGGCCGAGATGCCAAAGCCCTCCTGGGTGAGCGGCACCGAGCGCTCGGTGGTGTTCTTCTCGGTGTCGAAGGTGGTCGTGCAGGCGTGGACGTAGAACTTGTTGAAGTGGAAGCAGCAGTCCCGCCACTGCTTCTCCAGGCCCGGCGCCCCGCCATGGGACGGGGACCACTTCGCGGCGCAGTCGATGGCCACGTGGACGGCCGCGGAGGAGCTGGTGGTCCATGACTCCGTGGAGAGCACCGTCACCTGGGAGTTGGCCGCGTCGATGGCGGTGATCAGCGCCTTCTGGCTGTCCGACTGGTAGAGGAGGTCCCCCACCGTGATGCCGGCCACGGTGTTGAGCGTCACCACTCGCCCGGAGGCCGCGGAGATGGTGACGGGCAGCTCCTCGTCCGCGTAGTCGGACCGCGCGTACGCCTTCCGCTCCTGCCGCACGGTGTTGTCGTCCGCGTCGCCCAGGTAGAGCAGGTTGGTGGAGCGCCGGACCCGCCCCCAGGTGCGGTTTCCGGTCCACCGCGTCCACTGCCCGAAGAGGGAGTTGTAGACGAGGGCCTGCGTGGCGCTCTCATCCCCCGCCGCGCTGGGCAGCCAGAGCTGGTACTGCCGATCCGACTCGTAGGAGACGGCAAAGGCGTGCTGCACCACCTCCGTCATGGCCCCGCCGAACAGCTCCAGCAGCTCGGACTCCACCTCGGAGGAGACAATCTGGACGCCCGAGTCCGAGATGGCCACCACGCCCTGGGTGGAGAGGCAGTAGAGCCGGTTGGAGTGCTCCTGCAGCGAGTCCGCCGCCACCAGGGTGGCCGTCCCGTCGAAGCGCTCCACGTAGTACGGGTAGCGCCCGGACACCGTGTAGATGTCCCCCCCGTCGAAGAACACGTACAGCTTCCCGCGGTGCTCGTGGATGCGGAGCACATCGAGGTTGTCCGGGAGCCCCTCGGGGTAGAACGTGAGCGGCCAGGACTCCGGCTCTCCCTGCTTGGAAAAGCGGAGCGGCTTCCTGAAGTTGTCCGAGCCGTAGGTGGTGGCGTAGACGGAGTAGTCGCCCGTCATCGTCGCCGCCGTGCCGGCCTCGGTGTAGGTGAAGGACGTAGCCCCTGGGACGGTCGCCACCGTCTTGAGCCCGGGCGCGAAGTTGGCGTCCCCCGCGCCCACGCACGCCAGGTACACCTGCTGGCCGGCGGTGAAGCCGTGGGAGGCGCCGGTGGTGACGGTGACGGTGGAGCCGGTGCGGGACGAGCTGGCCTCGGTGACGCCGATCAGCGCCGGCAGCGGGTCCTGGAAGGCCGAGGTCCGGGAGGTGGCCGCGTAGAACGCTGCCCCGCCGAGGCCAATCTCCTCGAAGAGAATCTGCCCGGTGGGCGAGTCGCCGTCCGTCACAGCGAAGGCGTAGGCCGCGATGCCCGCCGTGGCGTTGTTCCGGTAGATGAAGTTCGAGAGGGTGAGCTCGATGTTCTTCGCCGGGGTGTACTCGGTCCGCACCAACCCGGTCAGGTCGAAGACGCGCGGGCCTACGGCGATCCGGTCGCCGCCCTGGAGCCCGTCCGGCGCCCCGCAGCCCAGCACCCGCAGGAAGAGGCGGTGCTTGTCGGTCGTCTGCGCGGCCCACAAGCGCCCGTCGAAGACGTGGATGTCTCGGGCAATGGGGGGCCGGTCGTTCGCCTGGAGGGAGCCGTCTCCCGTGTTCGGGTTGGTGTAGAGCGGCGGGCCCAGGAAGGCGTCCGGCGTCTTGTCGGTGAGAAGAGCGAAGCCGGCCGAGAAGTCCGCGGCGGTCAGGTAGCGCTCGTAGGCCGTGAAGTACTCGTCCCCCGGGTCCTCCGCCGCACCCGCCACGGTTTCGGTCCGGCACAGCCGCACGAAGTGGCTGGTGGTGACGCCAGAGGGCAGTATCACCGCCACCTGGACGTTCTTGGCGCCGCTGGAGAGCGTCTGCTCCGCGCCGCTCGCCACCGCCGCGCCCGCCTCCTCATAGGTGAAGGTGGTGGTGGTGATGGAGGTGATGGTCTTGTTGCCCACCGGGAAGTTGGCCTCCCCGGGGGAGACGGACACGATGTCGCCATCCTTGAAGCCGTGGCTGGTGACGGTGACGGTGACGGTGGTGCCGACGCGCACCAGGCCACCGATGGGCACCACCACGTCCGCCGGGTTGGTGAGGACGAAGCGCCCGGAGGGGGCGGACAGCTTGACGATGCCGTTGGCGTCCTTCTGGCCGAAGACCGCCTTGATGCCGACGGCCGAGTCCTTGGCCATCCAGCCGTCGCCCGGGTTGCCGGTGAGGTGGGTGCCGAGGGAGGGGAAGAGGTCGCTGGCGATTGGGTCGAAGTCGAGCGGGCGCGGCACCCCGGCCAGGCTCGGCGTCCCGGTGGTGGTGTCCAGGACGTAGATGCCGGCGTCCGTGGTGAAGAACAGCCGCTTGACCAGCTCGGCGAACTTCATCCGGAGCACGTCCGGGTTGGGCGGGGTGTACGTGCCAATCAGGTCCGTAAAGGCAGCGCCCGTGTCCCGCGCGAGGGTGCTGGCTCCGTAGTGGATGAAGAGGGTGTCCTGCCAGAAGTGGCCCTCATTCGAGCGGTCATCCGCCGCGCCAAACTCGTAGGAGAGGCGCTTCTGTCCGCGCCGGCTCTCCAGCACGTCCCGGAAGGGGATGACGCAGTTGTCCGCCTTCACCATCCCGCCCTGGGGCACGCCGGAGTACGGGTTGGCGGAGAGGTGGAGGCCGCGCGCCTTGAGGTTCACGTCCTGGGGCATCAGATGTACCCCCGCTTGAGCCGGCGGAAGCGGTTCCACCCGGGCGCGTTGAAGTTGATGAGCACCTTGGGAGAGCCCTGCACCCGCGGGGAGATGAGGGACAGCGCGTCGTGGCGCAGCTCGTCCAGCACCGTCTTGAAGTCGCCCGCCTTCGGATCTCCCTTCGCCCGGAGCCAGGCGTAGGCGGTGCGCGCCACCAGCACGTCATGCAGCTCGAGCGGCGCCTGGCAGATGGGCGTCTCACCCGCGAGGGCCACGTAGTCCCCGGCGGCCAAGTCCGTGGGCAGCGCCGCGGTGAAGGTGAGCGTGGTGCCGGAGATGCTCGCCGTGGCGTCCACCGTCCGGTGGCTGAAGTGAGGCGTGCCCTGGATGATGTCGTAGGCCTGGGAGCCGCTCCACGCCGAGGGGGCGGAGGTGAGGGTGATGGTCTTCGCGCCCGCGTTGAAGGAGGCCACCTTCCCGGCGCTCTCCTCGAGCACCAGCTTGTTCATCCGGCGGAAGTAGGTGATGCGCAGCGTCCCGGCCGCCAGCGGATCCTCGTAGAGGACGAGGGTGTTCCCCTCCAGGTAGTAGTCCCCCGCGCCGCCGCTGGTGCGCCGCTCCGTCTGCCTCTCCTCAGGGAAGGGGTGCCAGAGGGACAGGTTGCCGCTCGCGTCCACCTCCTCCACCTGCTTGATGCCGCCGGCCACCGCTCGACTCGGGAGCGCGTAGCGAGTCGTTCCCGCCACCAGGGTGAGGTCCGTGGTGGCCACCTGGTAGGACTCGCGGGCGGAGAGGAGCAGTCGCGTGAGGTACGTCCGCTGCTCCCGGTTCATCATCGCCAGCAGCTTGGCCGCCTGGCCGGACTCCTCCGCAGGCGCCAACATCACGCTGTCGCGCGCTGCCTCCAGGAGGTCATCCACCAGGTAGGAGAGGGCCATCTGCTCACCCCTTCAGCGAGGCCAGAATCTTCGCCAGGAGGGCCGGGTCCAACTCCGCTTCGCCACCGCCAGCGCCACCGGCGCAGGCCTCACAGCCGGCGCCCTTGCACATCTCGCAGGAGCCGCCTTCCGCCGGGTCATCCTCGGAGCCGGGGACCATCTGGTGATCCTCGGAGGCCGCTGGCGGCTCGCCCTTGCCCATCTCCGAGCGGAAGTCCTTGGCCATGCCCTGCTTGGCCGCCTCCTTGAGCTCCTGCAGCTCGGCGAGCTCCATGTCTTCGTCGTCTTGCATCGGGTGCATAGGTGTCCTCCTCAAGCCAGGTTGGCCATTGCGGTCCAGGTTCCGGGAGATCCGCTGGCCGTACACACCCACCCGGGCGGGTTGCCAGACGTGGGCGTCGCGTGCCACGCCCGGTCCCCAGTCGTGTACGCCCCAGAAGCTGGGGCAGACGTGGCGCCAAACAATTCCCGCGTAAACGCCGGGACCGCGTAGCTCAGGGCCTGCGCAGTCTGGGTCGCACCCGCCCAGACGGCGGTGAGGTAGATGGTTTCGCCCAGCACGTCCCGCACTTCCAGGTACGTGGCGGCGCCGATGCTGATCATGCAGCCGGGAACCACCTTGCGCTTCTCGGCCAAGGCTCCGGCCGTGAAGGTGGCGACGCTCGCCCCGTTCGTCAGGGTGGCGGTGACGCCGGACACCGTCCCCAGGGTGCCGCTCTGGCGGCACTGCCCGTGAATGACTTCGCCCCCGTCGCCCCCGATTACGTAGGAGTCGCCAGCTCGCCACGTCTGCTGATCCCTGGGCGTCGTAGCGCTCCCCAACCTGCGGCCCTTCACGATGGGGTCCGCCAGTCCATGGTCCGCCGACGTGAGCGAGGGATCCGCGGCGTTGAGCTTCGACTCGGCCAGCACCTGGTTGCCCTGCTCGTAGATGGGCGGGCGGGCCTCACCGACTGGGCGGTAGAAGACCGGGCGGGCTGTGGTGAAAACGTTGTTCACCACCCGCAGCGCCGCCTCGTTCCACCCGGAGGCGTTACCCACTACCTCAAACACGATGCGCCCAGGCCCGCCGAAGATGCAGTCTTCGAGGGTGAACGGACCGCGCCCGTAGTAGACAATGGCGCGGAAGGCGGCATCGAAGACGGCCGCGACATCGGAGCCGATGTTGAACGTGCAGCCGCGGGCGATGAAGCCAAAGCCGTTGTTGGCGTCCAGCTTGTTCATCGCCAGGACCCGGGCGGAGTTGCTTCCCTCCAGGAGGCACCCGTTCAGCTCCACGATGTCGCGACCGCTGTTGGCCGACCCGCTTCCGTTGTCCACGTCAACAATGAGAGACGTGTAGAAGAAGCACTTGTCTGCCTTGAAGCTGTTCATCAGCGTGCCGTCGCTGTGTGCGACGCATTTGTATGCAACGTCAGACATGAACGTGCAGTCACGCGCCCGGATTTGGTAGCTCTCCACGCCATGGTTGACGATGGCGTTTGTACAGTTCCTCCAAAGACAGTGATCGAAGCTCCAGAAGTCGTTATTGCCTGAGGTCGCCTCCCCTGCCAGCCCGATGCGCACGCCGTCTGCCCATCCGGCGAAGGTGCAGTCTCGGAACATCTGATTGGAGGCGTAGTTCGCGGTGCCGATACACACCGAGCTTGCGACCGGGCCGCTGTTGCCGACGAAGTTCAGGCTTTCAAACGTGACACCTCGGGTGGACGCCAGATTGAGCATCGGCGTGTTGGCCACCGGGCTTGGCATGTACAGCGTGGAGCCGTAGTTGTCGGCTCCATAGAGGTCATCCATCCAGGCTTGCCCGACGCCGACAATCCGGAGTGAGCCGATGGCGCCCGTGTTCCCGTCGTACGCTGGCGGGATGAGCGTCGAGGTGATGCGGTACCGCCCAGGGGGGATGACGACTGTGCCTCCATTGGGTAGAGCGTCCAGCGCCGCCTGGATCGCCGCGGTGTCGTCGGCCACGCCGTTCCCGATGGCCCCATAGGCCGGGTCCCTCACGTTCACCAGAGGCAGCGACAGCGCGGTGTCGATGGTGTTGGAGATGCCCTCTGCCCAGGTCTGGAAGTTGCGCCCAAAGTCCACGTCCCCGGAGGTGGGGATGCTGTAAGACTGGCCGTTGACGGTGACTGTCTTGGGCATGGCCTCACTCCGAACCGCAGGCAGTGGTATTGCCGATGGTGCCCGTTGCCACGTTCTGCCAGGCGTAGTTGGACGAACCGTCACTGGTACAGAGGCACAGCTTGGTGCGCTTGCCGGTGGCCACGCCGCTCAGGTTGTCCACGCGAAAGCGCCCCTCTGCGGGGGCGGAGCAGGTGCCAATTGCGGCCAGGGTGAACTGCCCGTACGTGCCGATGGCGACGCTGCCAGTGACCGCGAGGTTGCTGTTCACGGCCCAGTCTCCCAGCAGGAAGCCGTCCGCGATGCCCCGGGAGTGGGTCGCGCCGTCAGTCCAGATGCGCGCGCCGGTCGGGATTTCGAGAGCCCCCTGACCAGAGGCCACGCCTCTCACGACGATGGCGGACGTGAACGTCTTCGCCCCGGAGATGGTCTGCGCCGCGTCGGTCGTCACCATGTTCGACTGCGCCGCGCGGGACTGCGCAAGGGCGGGCTGCACGCCAAGGTGAGCCAAGTAGAGAAGGCCGCCGAGCGAGCCGGCCACCACGAACATCCAGAAGCCCTTCTCCAGGGCGTTCATCGCTTCGTCCCCTGAATCTGCACCTGGAAGTTCTGCCCGCCGTCCTGGCCCAGGCCCGCGTCCACATCCACCAGGCGCCCCCCTCGGACCGCGTAGTAGACGCGGCCCGTCGAGACGGACGCCTCCCGGTCCTCGAACACCTGGCAGCGGCAGCCGATGCGCCCGCCGTCGCTCGCCGCGCAGCTCACGTTGGTGTGGGAGAGCGTCTCGGTGAGATTGGAGCTGGACTTCTGCCAGCCGGCCCGCCGGTAGTCGTAGAGGTAGGCCTCCACCGTCCCACCGTCGCCGGCGATCCACGTGTGGTTGTCCGGCGCGCAGACCGAGAGGCGCCACCCCCGCAGGCCGTACATCTCCAAGCCCTGCCCGGCGTCGGTCGGCGGCGGGTGGGTGGGGAACTGGTTCTCCTGCCAGTAGGGGTTGGGGACGCTGCTGGACTGGGCGTAGGCCGGCGCCCCGAGCCCCCAGACGGCCGCCAGGCCCAGGATGATGCCGACCGCGAGTGCAACCAGCTCCGTGCGCTTCATGGCGGCCCCTTTCAGAACGTGTAGGTGGTGGAGGTGCCACCGGAGAGCCGCGCGGCGGAGCAAGACACGTCCCCGTCATTGCCGGCGATGGTGATGGCGTTCCCGGAGTGGCCCTTATGGATGGCCACCACCAGCACCACGGCGGATGGGGCCAGCGCCCCGTTGGTGAGGCCGCCCAGGGTGATGCCCGCGCCGGACTTCTCCACCCGGGGAGCGTCGGCGCCCGAGGGAGGCAGCTCTCGGACGGTGACGACGCCAGAGCTGGAGCTCGCCAGCACCCTGTCCTCCAGGGAGGGGTGGGCGTTGATGGCATCCTTGAGGGCGCTGGCGTCCTGGGTGTCCGTCCCGCCGATGCTGAACTCGGTGAGGACGTTGGTGGGGGCCGCGGTGACGGCGGTGAAGCGCACCCCGTCCACGGCCACCCACTGGCCGGCCGCGACGCTCGACAGGGTGATGGTGCCCGCCTTGTTCGAGGCCTTGACGTGGTGCTCCACGATGTCCGTGGTGCTGTTGTTGATGGCCCCCACCAGGGCGGTGGCCGTCTGGGCGTTGGTGCCGCCGAAGTCGAACTCGTTGTTGCCCACCGCTGCCCCGGCGGAGAGCGCGGCGCCCGAGACGGCCAGGCCGTCCGCGTCGCTGGAGGCCAGGGTGATGTCATCCCCGCCCGTGCCGGCCGCGGCCGCCCGGATGGTGACGACGCCCGCGGCGGACTCGGCGGTGACGAGCCCGTAGAGGTCCGAGGCGATGTCTGCGGCGGCGGCGTTGATGCAGGCGGCGAGCGAGGTGCCAGCCACCGTGTCCGTGCCGCTGATGTTGAACTGGCGCGCCGTCAGGGACTCGGCCGCCTTGGCGGTGAAGACCACCTCTGAGCCGGTCAGGCCCAGCGTCACCGTGTCGTCCACGTCCGTGTTGGCCACCACGATGGTGACGGTGCCCCGGGAGTGGTGCTGGGTGGCCGTGAGCGCCTGCCCGTTGATGGTGAGGGTGTCGCTCCCGTCCACCGCGGAGAGGGTGACGGTGCCCGACGCCCGGGCGGTGCCGGCGATCAGCGAGGGGTGGCGGCTCAGGCGGCCCGCGGAGCCGCTGGTAATGAGCACCTTGAGCAGGGCGATGAATTCCCGGATGAGGCTCCGGCGGTGGCGCGACGTCTTGGTGGCGAAGGGGTCCGTGCCCGAAGGCAGGTCCAGGGTGACGGTGGTGCGCATTGCCGGCTCTCCTCACAGCGGGTGGTGAAGTGCTTCAGTGGGGGCCCGAGAGGGGAAGGGGGAGAAACCTCTCGGGCCCCCGTGCAGCACTTCACTCAGACGTGGGTGATGCCGGTCGCCACGTAGGTGTGGTTGGGCGCCTTGTTGATGGCGCACTGGTCGCTGAACATCCTGACCTCCACGGTGTTGTAGTCGGGGGTGACGTAGAGCAACTTCTCCGACTTGATTCCGGGGATGCCGAAGGTGAAGTCGCTCGAGCCCACCCGGCCGATGGAGTCATCCTTCTGGATGTAGACCTCCCCCTGGGCCATGAAGGGGTGGATGACGATCTCGATCTCCCCGAACTCCGGAGAGACGAACGCGAGGCCCTTCTCGCCCACCTTGTTCTTCTCGGACGAGTAGGAGCTGTCCACCACCCGGAGGGCGCGCACCTCGGAGGCGATGCCCGCGAAGGTCTTGTTGGCCATGTAGGCCGACAGCTTCCCGGTGGCCCCGCGGTCCCGGAGCTCGCCGCAGAGCTCCTCGAGCACGTCCAGGGTGAAGTTCCCCCCGATGCTCTTGGTGTTGCCCTTCCAGTTCCCGTAGGTGCTGGCCACGATGCCCAGCGAAGTCCCGGAGGTGTTCTCGCCCTGGGAGAGCAGCCCCTTCATCTCGTAGAAGGTGGTGCCGTCGTAGGCGCCCTCGAAATAGAGGACGTCCGCCGCCTGGACCTCGGAGGAGTACGTCCCTCCGTGGGAGACGGTGATCTTCCGCTCGGTCGCCTTCACGCCCGCCAGCACCAGCGCCGCGGTGCCGTTGTTCTTCGAGGTGGCCGTGAAGGCGTCGAGGGTGGTGCCCTCGCCCAGCGCCCACCAGAGGCCCGGCCGCCAGGTGTCCGCCGTGATGGTGATGTCCATCTGGCTGGAGCCGAGGTCCGTCACCGCCTCCACGGTGCCCAGGCCGCGCTGGCCGGTCAGGAGGTTCGCCTCCAGCCGGTTCCCGGCGGAGAGCTTCATGCCCTTCATCACCTCCCCGAAGAGGCCGGTGAGGCTGCCCTCGCCCTGCTCCGACATGCGGGAGAGCGCCTGCATCAGCAGCTCCTCCCGGAGGTCAATCTCGAAGGGCGTCACCGACGCCTGCTTGATGACCATCGGCCGCGCCGCCTTGAGCTGGGTCCGCGAGGAACCGGCGCTCCCGGCGTGGGTGAAGCCGTTGGGGGGACGGAGGGTGACGGAAACGCGGTAGTCCTCGCCGACTCCGCGGGAGCCGTTCTCCCAGGACGCGCGGTTGGTGAGGATGGAGGCGGAAGGACGGAGGTCCTTGATCACCTTGTCGTGGACACGACGCGCTGCACCTTCGACATCGGGAATGGTCAACTGAGCCATGGAAGCACCAGAAAGGCCGGCTGTGCCGGACCGAAGAAAGAGGGAAACCGCTCGATGCCCTCGGTGTGCCGGGTAGCCGTAGCGCCCTGCTCACCGCTTTCTTCGGAGCCTCTGGTAGCGTCGCGCCGTCCGCCGTCTCCCCCGCCTTGGTAGCCGCGGCATCGCGGCGGGGTGTCTGGCTTTGGTAGCGAGGCGCCTTCGCCTCCGCGTCTGCCTTGGTAGCCGAAGCGCCGCCGCAGACACCCAACAAATACACCTGTTGCGCGATTGAAGTCTAGCGGCCGGCCCTCAGCTCACGCAGCATCCGCTCCGCCTCGTCCTCGGTGATGCCCTTCGGGGCCGACGGTGCGGGCGGCGTGTGCGCCACTGGAGCAGGCGTGTCAAACGTCTGCTTTGACTCGAAGTCTGCGATGGACGCGGCCAGGACGGCCCGGACGACATCGGGCCCGAGGCGGCTGATCAGCGCCTTGGCGGCGGGGGAGCGCGGGTCCTTCGCCGCTTCCTTGGCGAGGCCGGAGTAGACGGCCTGCGTCTGTCGCACCAGCCGCTTCTCGGTGGCGGCGGCCAGCTCCTTCGGGTCCGACAGCGGGAGCCCCTCCCGCAGGGCCAGCTCCTGCGTCTCGGCCAGGAGGAAGAGCGTCTCGTGCGTCTGGGCGAGCGAGCCGGCCTCCAGTGCGGCCTGGAAGAACTGGACGTTCTTCTGCTTCAGCGCCTGGCGCTGCTGCTGGACCTGCTGGTCCTGCTGCTGCTTCTGCCACTCCTCGTACTCGGCCTTGATCCGCTGGTTCTCCTGCCGGAGCTCGTAGGCCTCGCGCTCCCGCTCGTCCATCGCCTCCAGCTTGGCGAGCTCCAGGGCCCGCCGGCGGGCGTACTCCACCGGGTCCTGCCCGGCCTCCCGCATGAAGGCGTCCGGGTCCGTCTTCGCCAGCTCCCGGAGCCGAGAGGCCTCGGCCTTGCTCTCGCGCGCCTCTCGAAGCTCCCGGGCGGCCTTGCTCTCGATGCCCAGCTTGCGCTGGAGCAACTGCCTGAGCTCCTCCTTGTTCTTGAAGGACACCCGCTCCTTCCGGCCGTCCAACTCGAGCTCGTCCTCGTAGAACGGGGCCTCCGTGGGCGGAGGAGCGGCAGGAGGGGCGCCCTTCGCGAACTTCCCGTCTGGTGCGCGGGCCTGCCCGCCCTGCGGCGGACCTCCAGGCCCGGAGTCGATGGGAGCACCACCGTCCCCCGTGGGGGCGGCGGCGGGTGCGGCAGGTGCGGCGATTCCGTCAGACATGGCTTCCCCTTCTCACTGCAGTGGAACGACTCCCCCGCCATCGGTGGGGTTGAACGGTGCTCCGGTGGCCGGGTTGGTGGGCGGCTCAGGCGCGGCTGCGAGCGGCTCCGGCCCCACCACGCCCGGCGGTGGCTCCATCGGGGCCTCGGGGCCTCCCGGGGGCGCTCCGGGGGCTCCACCCAGAGCCGGGTCCATCGGCGCCATGGGCATCGGGCCGTGGCCCAGCATGAAGCGCTGGCGCTCGAGCCGCATCGGGTCGCCCGCGGCCTCCATTCCCCAGTACTCCAGGTAGTGCTCGTCCAGGTGGACGTGGACGGCCTCCACCACGGACGGGTCCGAGGCCGCCTCCAGGTTGAGCAGCACCGCCGCGTTCTCCCGATAGTGGAGCACGTGGTTCTGGTGCGTGTGGACCGGCGGGGCCTCCGCGTTCTGGAGCATCTCGTACTCGGTGCGGATCAGCTGCAGCTCGTCCCGGATGGCGCGGGTGGCCGGCTCGATGCGGCCCGTCTCCATCACCTGCTGAATCTCCTCGGGAGTCGTGGCGAGCCCGGCCTGCTGGAAAATCTGCAGCATGGCGAGGCGCCCCTGGGCCGTCTGCTCCATGGGGTTGCCGATGTCCACCAGGACGTCCTTCACCGGAGCCAAGTCCCTGCCCGTCCACCGCGTCTCGGACACCAGGTGCTTGTTCTGCTTCCCCGTCACCTCCACCACCCGCTCGCCGCTGACGTTCTTCGCCAGAATCTGCAGGATGCCGGCGCCGAGCTTCCCGAGCGCCCCCACCGCTTCGCTCTGGATGGGGGAGGCCTGCTGCACGGCCATGGACGCCAGCACGGCGAACGCCTGGGCGTTCATCTGCGCGGACTGGGGCTGCCCCAGGGACACGTCATTGAGTCCCATGATCTGCTGCTGGTCGCCCTTGATCATCTCCTTGTACTTCAGCGCCTCCGGGGGGAACACGGCGAGCTGCAGCGGCTTCGGCTCCTTCCCGCCGCGGGGGAACTCCCAGGTGCGGAAGCCCATGGCCAGGACGTCCGGCTTGTCCTCGGAGCCCTTCTCCAGGGCCACCGTGACGTTGCCCAGGGTGGTGATGATGGTGGCCAGCGTCGTCTCGATGGCGTCCTGCAGCTCCTGCGGCCCCAGGGTGTCCCAGAACTGCGTGAAGGCGCCCGGGGAGTCCACCACGTCCTCCATCGAGAACCGGTAGAGCGGCACCTCTCCGTAGGTGCGCGTGAGCGGCCCGTCCGCGAGCACCACCGAGGGGGAGAGCATTACCACCATCCGCCCCGCGGGGAGCGCCGGGGTGGGGCGGTGGAAGAAGTAGACGACCGGCACCACGTCCGAGTCCGTCCCCTCGGCGTTCGTCATCAGGGACTTGATGCGGTCGTCCGGATTGACGCCCAGAATCAGGTCCTCGGCCGCCTCATTCTCTCGCCCGCCGGCCAGCTTGGTGTGCAGCTTGGCCAGGTTCCACTTCGACTTGTAGAGCCGGCAGAAGAACCAGTCCTCCTCCTGCCAGCTCGCCCGGCTGGAGTCGGTGTGGACGCGCCAGGGCGGGACGTTGTGGAGGGTGATGTCCCCCTGCATGATGAGCCGATCATCGAAGGCGGCCAGCGGCGGTCCGGCGCCCCGGTCCCACTCCGGGAAGACGAAGCTCTGGGAGAAGATGATGCCCTCGGACACCCACTTCGAGTACACGCGGTCCAGGCGCTTCTTCTTCCAGAAGTCCTCCAGCAGGTTGCCGGCCAGGGTGGTGGCCTTGGCTGCCCCGGCGTCCCCGTTGCGCGCCTGCGGCCTCCAGGACACCTTGGCCGCCGTCACCAGGGAGTGGAGCGCCCGGGCCAGCGCCCGCGCCCGGTTGATGCGCACGGCGGCGAGCTCGCCCTGCTCCCCGGTGCGGGTGATGCCCGAGGTGATGCCCTGCCCCGCGTCCACGCCGTAGTAGTGCTCGTAGGCGTTTGCGTACTGCCAGCGGTTGTCGTTCTGGTCCTTCAGGCAGAGGTCATACCGGCCCCACAGCTTGTCCCCGACCTCCTTCGTGCCCGAAGCCGCGAAGTACCGCTTGGCGCTGGTGCTGCTCATGACTTGCCTCCTCCCATCAGCTTCCGTCCGAGTCGCGTCCCGCCGAGGAACACCTCGGCCAGCTCGCGCCGCTGCTTTTCCTGCTCAATGCGGCGCCGCTCGCCGCCTACCGCGTCGAAGGGGGCCACGAGGGCCTCCAGGGGTGTCGGGTCGCGCCTGTCCAGGTTCCGCACCCCGTAGACGGCGCAGTCCAACAGGTCCCCGTGTTCGCCGCCCTTCCGCGCGTACTCCTTGCGCTTGTGGTCCTTCCACGTCGTCTGCTTGAGGTGCCGGTCCGTGTGGACGCAGTTGGGCGTGATGACGAACGCACCTTCCCGGATGAGGACGCGCAGCGCGTTCACCTGGAGCTGCTTCTGGTCCTTGTTGGTGGGGATGAACGCCAGCCCGTGCAAGTCGAAGAGGTCCCGAACCAGGGTGAGGTTGTTGTCCGCAATCCGGCTCCAGGGCTGCTCCGGTGCGTCCTCGTAGAGGACTCGCTCCATCCACTCCGGGAGGTTGTCCAGAAGCTGCTGTAGCTTCCCCTCGCGGGCGACGGCGAGCGTCCCCTCCCACTTCTTGGCGCCGTAGAGGACGGACTCCTTCGCCTTCACCGCCTCGGCGATTTGGAGGGAGTTCTCCCCCTCGCGCATCAGCAGCTCGTCCTCGGTGACGTAGGCGCCGTCTCCCTTCCGGCCTGCCCGCGGGTGCCAGTAGGCGAAGGCCACGCCGTGTGGATCCGCCCCGCCGAAGTCCAGCACCACCTGGGCCCGGAAGAACTGGGGGCGTGGAATCGGCTGGATGAGCGTCTTGCGCGCCTCCTCCCACTCCGGGACGGCCACCAGCAGCTTGTTGACGACGCGCTCCGCCATGTACTCCCGCCGGAAGTCGTCCGTCTTGAGGTAGTCCGCGGGGGCCAGGCCCTCCTCCTTCGCGTCCTCCTCGATGAAGCGCTGAATCCGGACCGGCGTCAGGCGCGGGTTGTCGTAGATGGTCCGCCGCGCGTAGTTCCCGTTGGCCTCAGCCCGCTCCGCAATGGCGGTGAAGTCGTGTTCCGGCTCCTCGGCGGGAGTCGAGCCGATGAACGTCCGCCCGCCCTGCGCCTGGCCCGGGCGCAGCAGCTGGGGCCGGAAGATGCTCCGGAGGATGTACGAGAGGAACGGCGTGAAGCCCGCCTCATCGAAGATGGCCACCATCGCCTCGGCACCGCGGCCGCGGTTGGCCTTCTGCTTGGTGTCGGCGCCGAACAGGTGGATGTACGCACCCCGCGCGGGGCCATTCTCGGGGAACTCGTAGTGCCCGCTCTGGCTGTTGAACTTCGGGCGGCACTCGGCTGGCGCGTCCTCGCAGATGGCCTCAAAGGCCGGGTGGACGAACTCCTCCAGGTGCTTCAGCGTCGGCGCGCCGTACACCACGCGGCTCCCGGGGTGCTGGATGCACACCTCGATGGCGATGAGCACCAGCAGGTACGTCTTGCCCCATCGGCGGGCAATCTCCAGCACGTACCGAGCGGCGTCCGAGGCCATCATGGCGTCGTAGACCTCGCGCTGGGACTCGTGGAGCTTCCAGCGGAGCCGGCCACGCCGCCAAAGCTCGTCCCGAGCCGCCCGGAGTAGCGCCTGACGTACCTCATCAGTGGCCCCCGTCGGCTGCATTGGCCTGCGCCTCCACCAGCGCCAGGATTTGCCCCGTCGTCATGTCCTTGAGGGGGCGTGAGGAGCCGGTGCCTGCCGCATCGTCCGGCTGCACCTCGCTCCGCAGGTACACGTTGATGAGGCTGGCCACCGCGTTGGCCTGGGGTGGCTCCATCTCCCCGCTCCGGACGCGGTTGATGCAGTCCTCCAGCAGCTTCCGCCGGTCCTCCCTCCGCTCGAGGCTGGCCGGCACCACCTCCGTGGGCCTCCAGGTGGCCACCTTCCCTCCGGCGGCCCTGGCCTCCTGAGCAGCGGTGCGGCTGCCCGGGTCATGCATGAAGCAGATGGAGCCGCCCTTGCGAGCCGGGGCCTGGCACGTGGTGCCGTCGGCCTTCTGGTGCGCGCAGGGGCGGCGGGCCATGGCTACGTCCGCACCGACAGGTGGAAGTTGAGGAGCATCGCGTCGTCTGCGCAGAGGAGGATGATCACGGCCGGGCCTCTGGCGGTCGGCAAGCGTCGCTGCTGCACTCGGCGCACAGATGACGCCGACCGGGGGGTCCCGGACCCTCAGCCAGGTACAGCGCGTTCCACCCATTGGGTGGGCCGTGGATCCCTTCTACTTTCGGGCTCGGCTCGCTTCGACCGCACCTGTCGCAGACGCAAAGCAGCACCTCTCGCTCAACCATCACCTTTTCCCAGCGACTGCTCATCACCCGCCCACTTCTCTCAGACATGCCTCACGGAACAACGCCTCCCGCTGATCAGCGGGCGTCTGGAACCAGTTCCAGAACATCTCCAGGGCATCCGGCCACGTCGGCCCAGAGGCCACGAGGGCGGTGCTGCGCCGCTTCACCCCGTCGCCTAAGTCCCAATCCATGTCGATGAGCACCTGGCAGCGCTCATGCCGACGGCGCAGCTCGGAGTAGACGCAGTAGGCGTCGGTGGTGAGCTCCTTCACCTTGCGCTGGGCCTTCTCGAACTCCTGGGAGCCGGGCCCGCGCGACTTGCCGAAGGGGAGGACGATGCTCATCGCCGCCTCCAGGCTTCGATGGCCCACATCGCGACGAAGGCCCCGAAGGGCGGGAGAATCAGCCAGGCGAACACCACCCAGGCGAATGCGTTGGGGCCCATCAGCGCATCACCTTGGGCAGCTCGCGCCCCGCTCGGACCGGCGACTCGGGCAGCTTGGCCTCCAGCTTCCCGACTCGATGCGCCAGCTCCGCCATCTGCCGGCCGGCGTTGACGAGGCCCTCCCGGAACTCCTCGGCCCGTCTCTGCCCCTGGCTCTCCACCACGTTGATGGCCGTCCGCAACGTCGCCACCTGGTAGGACTCCACCCGGCGCCGGGCCCGAAACTCGGCCAGGACGAGACTCCCCAGGACGATGACGCCGCACCCCAGACTGAACACCACCGCCGGCCAGCTCATGGCGTCCCCCGCGCCACCATGCGGCTCCAGGCGGCCTGTGCCCGGGCCACCGCGTTGTGCTTGGCCTCGCCGGCGTGCTTCCCCTGCCGGGTCGGCGTCAGCACCACCACGGAACCCCGCGAACTCAGGCGGTAGGCCAGCCACTTCCCCGCGCCGATGGGAGAAGCCCCGAAGCCCCACAACTCGGGCAGCTCAGGCCCGCCGTCTGCCGGCTGGCTGTCTGGCTTACCCTGTTGCCTCTCCTCAAGCCGTCGCTTTGCCACGCAATTCCTCCCCTTTGGAATTGCCGGCAAGTTACGGCTTGCCATTCGCTAACGCCTAATTTTCAGACACGGGCGACGGCCCGTAGAGCCGTTTGAATGGGGAGGGGCCTCCGGAGGTGGCTCGTAGCGCTCAGGACCGCTGTGCGGGGCAGCCAGCGGGCCCGGCGAGCCACGGCAGACCGACTCGCACCAGGCATCCGCGCAGGTTCGGACTCCGCCCTCCTCCCGCGTGTCCTCGAGCCGGCGCAACGTCCCGCACGTACCGCAACACACATAGCCATACTTATTCGCGGTCATGCACGCCTCGCCTTTACGCCGATGGCCTCAAGGGCCTCGAGCTCGTCACGCACCACTTCCACGGGTAGCCCCTTCCAGGTGCGGTGCCAGACTTCCTGGGCGGGGGTCAGCTTCTGCTGGCTTGGAGGCTTCGAGCCGTCCTTGATTTCCAGGAGGAACGTCTGGCCCCGGTAACCCACGAGGAGATCCGGGCAGCCGTCTCCCACTCGGTGCAGGTGGCGGACGGTGGCTCCCACGGCCCGGAGGGTGCGAACGATGCTCTCCTGGTTGTCGTCTGTCTTGGCGGCGTGCCTCATGGGTTGGCCTCCGGTGGGTCCAGCGGCAGCGCGAACAACTGCCGCCAGGTTCCCCACGCCTTCGTCACCGCCCCGGTGCCAGGGAATAGGTCCACGAGATCGTCATCCGGCCTCGCGCCAACCATTTCGAAGGCCCAGTGACAAACCTTCTCCGGCTTCGCCCCAGCCAACCCACGCTTGAGGGTGATTGGGGCCTCCACCCAGTCACGCATCGTCAGGCGCTTGCTTACCACAGGCTTGCGCGCTGCCTTCACAAGCACCGGCTCCCAGGCGTAGGCGACGCTGACGTTTCGCTTGAAGGCCGCAAAGCCTTTCACCCAGGCCATCACCCGGACGCCAGACGGGCAAAGTGGAAGCACCAGACCGAGCGCCACTGACGACGTGTGTAGGACCCAGCCGTCAAACTCGGACTCCAGCCGAGCCACGAGGGCAGCGTGGTCCACCTCGCCGCCGAAGTCCGGGTGCTCGCGATACAGGTGCGCGCAGCCTGGGTACGGCGGATCCGCGTAGCCAATCCTCACCTGCCACCCCGCTTCCGCCAGTACTTCGCCAGCTTCTTGTGGCTCTCACAGCAGTAGCGCGCGTCCCGGCGCTGGCCTTCGAGCACCTCGCCGCAGTGGGCGCAGTGCCTCACCTGGGGCGGGGGCTTCGGTGCCGGCCGGGGCCTGGGCGCGCGCTTCAGTAGCCTGGCCCACATCTCCGCGTTGCGGTCCCGGTTGAGCCGGGCGAACCGGAGCGCGAGCTGGTCCTCCCGGGCATAGAAGCCGGTGACGCGCTCGGCGTACCAGGCGAACTCTTCGAGCACGTCAACGCGCATCACGCCGCCCTCCCGTGCCGGCCGCGCATCGACGTGCCCTTGAGCTCCAGCACGTAGCCGCTCGAGCGAATCCGGTCGGCCAGCGCCTCCCCGTAGCGGGCCTTGAACGCATCGCCCCGCAGGTTGCTCGTCAGCACCGAGCGGCGGCCCTTCGAGTGCCGGCGAATGAGCAGGTCCACCAGCGCCCCGCGGCCCATGTCCGTGCCCTCATCCCCCATGTCGTCCACGACCAGGAGCAGGCAGCGCTCGAGCGCGTTCAGCAGCTCCGTGTCCGTCTGGCTAAACGCTGACAGGCGGGTGACGGTGCTGGCCGGGATGCACCGGAACGGCTCGAGCTGGAAGCCGCCGCTGGGCTGCTCCCAGTTGAACCTCCGCGCCACGTCCTGGGCGACGTAGGCGGCCCCGACTGTCTTCCCGCGGCCACGGTCCCCGAGCATCACCAGGAACAGGGCGGCCCGGTCCTCCACGAAGCGCTTGGCTTCGTCCAACGCTTCCCGGGGCTCCAGCGCTCGGAGGGCGGACACCGCCTGGACAGGGAAGCCAGCTCGCCGGAGCCGCTCGGCCGTCTCGGTCGGGGTGATGGCCTGCTCCCGCTCCAGCGCCCGGGCGCTGCACTCGGCCTTGTACGCCTCGAGCGCCTTGGCCTTCCCGCCCGGCTCTCGAAGCAGGCGGAACTCGGCGAGGACTCGGCAGTCCTGGCATGGCCTCTTGCAGCAGTCGCAGAAATGCTCAGTCGTGCAGGCCATGTCAGAACTCCGCCGCGTTGGGCTCGTAGTTGGTCCAGTCCTTGTCGGCCTCGGAGGCGCGGCCCTTCGTGGGCCTCGGTGGCCCCGTCGCTGCGAAGTGGTTCCAGTGCGTGACGAGCTCGGCCAGCGTCCGCACCGTCGGGAAGCCCTCGTGCTTCAGGGCCAGCTTCCAGCGGCGCTCCACCTCGGGCGGCTCGGCCATGGCCAGCAGCTCAGCCACGGCCTTGGCGTCTCGTCCCTTGAAGGCGTAGCCCGGGAAGGCCGCCACCAGCGCCTTGACGAGCGGGGCGTGCCGCGGGTCGGTCGGCTTCTCCGGCTTCGGCTGCTTGCCGTTCAGCGCGCGAATGTCTGGCGTTGTGGGTGGAGCGTCCACCGGGACCGGCGCAGCCGGCGCCGAAGGCGGATCTCCATTCTCCAGAGATCCATTCTCCATTCTCCATTCTCCATTCCTAGCGGGACTCGACGGGATGGTTGAATGCCTTTTCACGGCTAGCCGTGAAACTTCACGGCT